TGATGCGGCTCCTAGAATTAGTTTTTTCATTGTTATTTCTCTCTATTCGAATAAATTAGTAGACCACATTGTCTACTTTTTTAGTATAATACATTTATGTTACAATTTTGTTACAACGTAGCACCAGAAAGAGCAAAGAAAAAATTTTAATTTTATATACTTGCCGAAAGGCAAAAAGTATGCTATTCTATGTGCATAATTAGTGAAAAACGAACACCGCAGGTGAACAGCTGTTAAAAAGCGCTGACCCACGATGTTCATTTACGTTGTCTCGGAGAGACACAGCTGGGCGAACGGAGTTCGCTATTTTCCTAAGACGTCACACTTGCGTCTTGATCACAGACTCTTTTTCTAAGATCACTTGAACTAAATCTATGATCCCTGCTATTGAAATATAAATCTATATCTCTTTTAGCACAGATAGCTCTCCCAGTAAATTTACCATCTCTATACTCTGATCCTATAATTCTTACATCTATATCATACATTTCTAAGATATCTTCTAAATCTCTTTCTGTACAATAAGGAATTATTTCATCAACATATTTTACTGCGTTAAGCTGTGTATATCTTTCTACGATAGATTGTACTGGTGAGTTTTTCTCTGGTCTATCAAGGCTAGGGTCTACTTGAAGTCCACAAATTAAATAATCACATTGATCTTTTGCTTCTCTTAACATTTGAATATGTCCTGCATGTAGTAAATCAAATGTTGAACAAGTAAACCCTACTTTCATCCTCGAATATTTGTGCTTATGATCTTACTGAGATCCCCTTCAAAAGTATAAGACCCTACATGGTTTAGTTTTGTATTAGGGTCCATCCAAATTTCTCCCCCCATCTTTTGCCAAAGACGGCAGAAAGTATAGTCTTCTGATAGATATCTGTTATCTCCATTTTCGTCTTGATCAATCATTGTATCAAAAAATGCATAACAGTATTTCTGAAGTTTAGGGTCAATATTACTGTCATTTTTATAATGAAGATCAGGATATTCTACCATCATTTTTTCGAAAACTTCGCGTTTAATACAAAAGAAACCTGTAGAGGCGTCCCATACTTCAACTGCTCCATTTTCTATTCTGATACTCTTTTTTACAGGATCAGTATATTTAAAATTCATTGCGTACTGAATTGGAAGAGCCTTTTTAGGATATGCTGCCGCAATAATAGGCTTATCCATTGCTAACATTCTAATTATTGATTCATGGTCGAATTCAATATCCGCATCAATAAAAAATAAATGTGTAGCACCAGAATCTAGAAACATTGCAGTAAGAATATTTCTAGCTCGTGTGACTAGGCTCTCATTTCTAAGAGTAGTTAATCTAAAAGTTATATTATGACGAACTAACTCTTGCGAAGCCTTAAATAGACTTAAAAAATATTGGTCAGTAATCATACCCCCGTAACAAGGAGTGGCAAAGAATACTGAACAAGTTTCTCTTAGCTTTTGCAAGTCTACTTGTGCTTGCCCGTTATCCCCTACCTGTATTGCACTTTTAGAGACAGCAGGCTCTTCTGTCTCTACTGTAGTAAAGTCGCTTAAGGACCTTTTTGCCATTTAGTCAAGGTCCTCAACTGCTTCTGGCTTAAATTCGTCCGAAGCTTCCTCTGCAAAATAAGCAGTATTTTGTAGCAGCCATTGCTTTTGGTCTTCATAAGATTGACGTTTATAAATCTTATCAAGTTCAAAAAGCTCTAATGATTTATCTGAATCTGTAAGTGAAGAATTATTTCTTGCAGGAATTACAGAATACTTAACATTCTGTGGCAGGGGTCCTGTCTTCTCTTTCTTGATTGTAATATCATATCCTGCATCGTCATCTGCTGGATTTCCATAATCTGGATTTGTAGCATAATCTACAATCTGTTTATAGATCGTAGAACGAAGATCAAAAATCTTAATCTTATTATCTGCACGATCAATTACATTGCAAACATATGCAAACTGAGGTTTATCTGAATATACCTCATCATCAATTTCTGCCATTGGGTCTTTGTTTGAGTCATTGAAAGTTTCCTTTTGACGATCAAATCGTAGACATTCTACAGGCATCTTTTTGCCTTCTGTAGTCACTACCCAATATACATAACGAGGCATAACTTCTCCAACTAGTCGAATCTTTGTGTCTCCGACTGGGAGAGTTAGTCTCTCAATCTCTCGGCGTTGTCCGCCTCCGCCACCTCCGGCGTTTCCTTTTGCTTTATCCCATGATACCATATTAGTGTTTCCTTTCTTGTTGAACTATGTTCTTTGTGTGTAGGTATTTTCTAAGACGAATGTTATTTTGTCTTTATCAATACTTATAAATGGGTTACTTTTTATACCATCTATTTCTTTTAACTTAAAAAAGTCTCTATTAATAAATGGGTTTTTATCATCATTTCTTCTGTGCGAAAGCAACCATAAGTATTGTATTTTATGTGTTACTGGTGTAACAGTTTTGAGAAATGACGGATTTCTAAAATAGCTTTGTGGTTCTTCAACTCTGTAATTGTTGAATATTTCAAAGCTTCTCTTATTCATTATTAGACTTGAGTTTAACCAGTTTGGTATTCTACTTATATTAAGTTTTTTTACTAAGTCTAAAGAGCTATTTGCGATTTTCTTATTATATCCAAAAGTAGAAGCATAAGTCAACACTATAATTGAATCGTAATCCTTTTTGGATTTTTTAAGAAGTTCATACCAGTTAAAGTAAAAACTCATAGAGAATACCCTCTTTGTATATACCAGTTTCTTCTATTATTTTGTTGTTTAGAAACTATTGGCCCTGTTAACCAAAAGTCACAAATAAGGGGACGTTTTTTATCTGGATGTTCTCTAATAATTCTTCCAATTCTTTGTTCTAGTTTTATAGGATTATTTGATGGAAATACTAAAAACAGAGTGTCAAGTCTGTGACAACTAATTCCTTCGTCAAAAAGTTTTGTGGTTAGTACTACTTTATATTTTGGACCTACGTTATCTAATATTTCTTTACGCTGTTCCTCTCCAGTTTCTCCAATCAGTAGTACTGAATCAGGTATAATTTTATTTAACTCACGAAGCCAATCTAGACGTTCTCCTAAAATGAGTATGCATCGACCTCCACTCACTTTTGATATGGCAATTTCAGATACTCGCCGGCGCAACTGCGAGTTAGACGCAAGTTTATTGGTCTGTCTACTCCAATCTCGCTTTGGATCAAGAACATTGAATCTGATATCTGTTTGGTATATTTCAACTTTTGGGGTTGCTAGAACTCGGGGATCATACGCGTATGACTTAAATGTAGTAAAATAATCGTCTAAAACTATATGTTTTCCGTCTTTTCTACGAGGAGTAGCTGTAATAGCTATCTTTGCACGACAATTTATTGCATTTACTGCTTGTGAAAACATATCAGCAGGGCATAAATGTGCTTCATCAACCATTAGAAGCCCAAATCTGTCATGTAACTGAGGAATATTGTTCAAAACACTCTTATAAATACCCACTGTAATGTCTTGAATATCTAGAAGTCCGTCTCCAATCTTTCCTATCTTAATTCCAGGTATTTGACTTTCTAGTTCTTCGATCCATTGCCTAAAAAGAAGCTTTGTATGCACTAAAATTAGAGTAGGTTTGTTGGCACGAGCTAAAAGATTGCATCCTACATAGGTTTTACCCCAGCCGCAAGGCGCTTGGAATAGTCCACTACGTACTCTATCATTAATTTGAAAGAAAGCATCTACCATATCTTGTTGTTCTTCTCGTAGCTCCCCTTTAAACTGAAAATTTTGTTCAGAATCTTCAAAATTTCGTAAGTCCTCAACAGTTTTTATATCTAATTTAGAGTAAGAGTTACTAGGAACAGTATATATCCCTGTATCTTCGTCATATTCATAGGTATAATGAAAATCATCAACAATTTGATAGGTATATGCCTGCTCAAAAGCTGATACGTCTTCAATATCTTCTTCTTTTATATATATTTTATCAGTAATTGTTGCTGATTTTATGTTAATTTTTTTCATA